TCGCAGCAGCTACTGTCCCTACCTCCCACCCAAGGGAGGGGACCGCGCGGAGTACGCGCGGTTGGTGCGGCGGTAGCACCACCCTCAGACACAACCCGCAATTCCACGATTAGGTACGTGGCTAGAAATATAGGTGTCGACCGGCCATACCGTCCTGGCCAGGACAGAGATGTGATCTCCTGCAGCAGTGTGAGGCACTTACAACCTACGCGACCCGGGGCGTCGCGTTGCCCTGCCCCGGTATCATAGTTTTCCGGGGCGCACCGATCACGAAAGCAGTGCCATAAGGATCTCCGGGTGGGCCAGCAGGAAACCGGCCACCGACTTCGCACCTTTTCCAGCACCTTTCACAATGGATTTGAGGATGTCCGTATGCTTCGGGTTGCAGGTTGCGGCGGGGAGATTGTTAAGGCTGTGGAACGCCAAGACGTAATCGTCCGTCATAGGCGGCCCTACTTCGTGCTCTACGATTTGAGAAGCTGCGTAGAATTCGGCAGTGAGTGTGAAACGGATCTGCAGTGGTTCGTCCCAATCCGATCTCTTGCCGGCCACTACCAGCCTGGTCATCGGAATGTCGTCGTCGCCGAAAGGGCGCGGGTCCATCTCTTGGAGCTGCGACGCGAGGTACCAGACATAAGCACCGTTTTCCAACGGACCCGTGTAGACGCGGTCCTGGAGTTTCGCCACGTTCTCGTACGCGGACCCTGCATTGCCAGGGTGCCAGTCCGGAGCTACTCTGGCCGCGGCTACGACCCCTCCCTTGTTAAGGGCGGCCGCAGTGTTGGTGACCAGGAGACTCATCGCGGTAACGCGGTAAGAACTGACATGACTGGAAGCGAGGTCGAGTATCTGGGAGTGGAAGAACTCGTACTTGTTGCGGGTGATGAAATAGTCCGCCTCGGAGGCGTCAGAGCAGCCCATTGTGATGCGATGGGAGCCCGCGGCTGTGGGATTGCTGGTCGTGAACACGAAGCCGTGGAACACCGTCTCTGGGTCCCCAGCATCGAACGAGTACAACAGCTGGTAGGAGGAAGACACCCTCCCCAGGTACAGGGAAGTGGTCCTCAGGGCGTCTGTCCATGCGAACACGGCGATATACGAATGCGAGTCAGTCTGGAAGAGGAGCGTGGAGGCGTGGCCAGTGTAGTGGGCATAATTCACACCTAACGTGTCGACTTTTCCTTCAGATGTCGTGATCGGGGCCGCGTAGTAGACACCGCCCTCGTAGCCGTTGCGAGGCTCGAGGCAAGCTTCACCGACCGACGCGTGCTCCGTGGCGACGGGCGATGCGTTGATTCGGAACGAGCACTGGTAATGGTCGGCTGGGATCAAATCACCAGAAAGACCAACGTCAGTGCGGACTGTGTTGTAGGCTGAAGGTCGCATCTCGATCGAGAACTCGAGGGGGTCACCTTCCTCAATCGTGGAGGTAATCACACGAGTGAATGTACGCACAGCGCCGACATAAGGGCTGAAGGTTGGGGTGCGAACAGGAGGGTTCTCCGCTGGGTTGCAAACCATGCGTTCCCAGGCGCCTATCTTGACCTGTTTCTTCTGTTTTGGAGGGGGGCGTGGAGCTTTGGATGCAGCAGCTCGTCTTGGTTGTGAACCGGGTGTTCGAGAGGGTTGCTTTGGTCGTGATGCCATTTGCGTATCGGGCAAAGTCGCACGGCCCACGTACACGACGCCATGGCGACGGAGTCATAACTCCACGTCCCACAGCATCAGCGCAAGTTGGACCCGCGAATCGGAGTGGAAGGGAACTCCCACCCTGGCGTCACGAAGCTTCTCTCTATAGTTCTGCACCTCTTCAATCTCTATAGCCTCCCCTAGCACCTCTGAGAGCTGTTCTGCCAACAAACTTTCAGTTTCGGGGTGTTCGGTGTATAGGCCTGTCAAACGGCAGTCGAAGCCTTGCTCTTCTCTCCACCTCTGATCCTTGATCTCCTTGGGAGTCATGTAATCAACGATGGGCGCTCCTAAAGCGTCCAGGTCCTCTTCACAAGAACGCACCAGTGCAGGTAGCAAGTCGTTTAGCAATGGCACATGGGCATTCTGTCGATAGAGGGCGAGGCAGACCGTCCTGGCGTGCTGACGGTGTTCAACTTTCGGGAGCGCTTTCTCTGACCACAGTCGGAACACGATCCGGCCTATGCGATTTCCAGGCATGACGCACTCACGACCTTTGGAATCGATGGCCGGGTAATAACGTTCCTGGAGATACTCCGTGGAGAGAGGAAAGTCACGGTAGTTAAGTCCTTCGGCTTTAAACGCAAAACCCAGACGCGCGGCCACACTTTTAATTATCTCAGCGTTAGCCTCAGGGTCGTCAGGTTTCGCTTCGGCCTCTATTGCGCGGGCCGCGGCCTGAAGAACCACATCCGTAGCGATGGAGTTGGAGATGGTGGTATCGTATCTACCGGAGGGTTGAGTGTCGCGCACTCTGGCCGAGATGGTGACTTTAGCATTGCTGACCGCGATCGTCTTAACTTTGTCCCTCTCGACCATAGTAGCCAACTCGTGGTAGCCTTCCTCACGAGCAACCCTCATCATAGCGTTATGCGCGGTACCATGGACGTGCATGTCCATGCGGGAAGCATCACAGTTGTATGCGTAGTCACCGTAGATAACGAGAGCGTTGTCGCCGGCGACGCTGTAATGCACCTCAGGTTTGGCTAGCTGGGCGGTAGTCGCCAGCGCAAACCAATCCCCACGCTCGAGTGGCGTTGTGCCACACGAAAAGAACCACTTTCCCCTACGGCGGCCCGCCCACAATTTGGACAAGTGGTTGCAGTCAACGCCACCCATCGCCCGCACTATGAGTGGGGGCACCCAGATCGCTCTGGGCTCCTTTAGACAAGTCTCGCAGTCCTCAGTGCCCGCGATAGTTTTCTTGACGGATGGCAGCGTGGTCGTGTAGGGGTCAGTTATGGTTTTGTCGCACGAGACGAGCGGGTTTGGTAGGCCGAAGACACTCTTCTCGACCTTAACCATGCAATTGTAAGTGAGTGAGAACCGGTTGGAAACGATATCCTGAACGATGGCATTGCGCGTGCTTTCGGGGTAGCGGGCAAGCCAGTCGCGGAGATTCCAGATCTTCGGTTGGGGCGCAGGAAACCACGGTAGGACAGAACTCGGGTCCCACTCCTCACTTACAAAAGCTGCATAGTTCGTCTCGGCCTCCCTCATGGCGGTCTTCGCTGCCTCCTCCTCCATACCCTGGTACAATTTGGGATAGGTAAGGCAGCGTGTAGTCATGGCGGCTTCGAGTGACTTGGGACAGTTGGCGAAGCTTGCAAGCACCAACGGCGCATTCGTCCGGAAGAATGGATACACGCAAGCACTGTCATCTGTAATACACGCGGAGCACGCGCCACTAGGGAGTTCGTCGGGGACTTTCGGTTTGACAGAGACGTGCGCACCCGGCCGTAATGGCGCGCTGCTTTGGCCAGCACACACCGGCAGTACGCCGTGGTTCCAGTCATATACTCTGTCGGGCGTGGCGGCACCAGCTGCGTATAGCGAGTATTTTCCCCTGGAAATCGACTCGCCTGCTGCCACACACGCCGCTCGCCGCTCCGCCTCGGTCGGAGCGGACTTTCTCGCTCGGAACATTCGCCACAGACAAATAGCGATCACCGCACCCAATACACAAGCACGACCCGTCCAGGACGGTGTCGCAGCAGGTGCTGGTGTCGCAGCTACCGCCGGCCCGGCAAGCGCATCGTCCAGCGCCGCTACCCCATCGGAGATGGATTCATACGCTGACATCAACTTGCTGGCGGCCCAGGAGTCCGGCCAAAACCGATCGACCGCGTGCGCAACCGAACGGATGAGGGCAAATGTAGGAGCAGTTGCGCTGGCAACCAATTGGGCAGTTACCGTCTGCTTGGGTGCAAAACTCTTCATGAGGATTCCCACTGACAACTCAACGATCTCATGACTAGGGGCAGTGAGTACCAGCACCATCATCGCGAAATATCCGTTCCACAGAGCGTGACGGACCAGCCTCTCCCGGAAAGCCGCGTAGCCACCTTTAGATATGACTACGTAGTGGAGAAAGAACTGACGCAAGAACGTTGCGGCCATGATCGGCCCAGGCGTACACCCGAGCAGACCTGCCTCTATGAAACCGAAGATCAACGCTCCGAAGAGCAGAGCACGCGGACGACTAATCCCAATTGATTCTCCGAAGTCTGCCATCTTCTCCTTGTAGAGTTCCTCGAATACAGGAGCCAGAATGGCGACCACAGCCATTAATTTGGCGGTCTCAGGGCCTTGGCCCCAGAGCCAGAAAGGGAACGCTAGAGCAGAGCGCGTTACCTTTTCTGGGATGCTATACCGAAACGCTGCAATTAGCGCTTCGTCGCTGTCCGCAGCGGCAGCGAGCATCGGCGACGCCGAGACGCCGCATCGCCAAAGTAATGACTTGACGCGAGAAGCAAGTTGGAAGGTCTTGAATGACACAATACATGCAACGACCGCGGTCACCATCGTTCCGAGATGCGGACTCGATGTGATATCTCGCCACACGTGCCCTAGCGCCGCCCATTTCGCGGCAGCATAGGCCTTCATGTCAGTGTAACCCTCCAACAGTGTCCTCACATAACCTCCCTTCTCCCGCTGCATCGTACGAGCCGTCGCAGTCTTTTCGAGAAATAACAGCATAGCATACTGGCTTAGGCGCATCCTGCGCGCGTGGAAACCCTCTTGGCCCACCGGAATCCGGGTGGGCAACTCTGCGGCGAAGGATTGCAGCGTCGCGCAAAACGTCCCAGTCTGTTGATATTTCTCGAGCGCACTCAGTAAAAGCTCATCCCGCTCTCCTGCCAAGCCCTCAGCAAGGCGTTCGTACTTGACCGTTGGCTCGTCCGCCGGCACAGCAACATCATGGTGTTGCGCTAGGGCACCAAGGAGTTGGTCGCGCGGTCCCATGAACGCTGCGAAATTCGAGCCAGTGATGTCTGCGGTACGCCGTATGAGATATAGAGCGCCATTACTGCCACGACGGGTATCCGTGATCACCCCTTTGGAACGCAGGAAAGCCGCAAGTACCTCTTTCTCCGCTCGCGTTAGCAAAGAGAGATTGGGGCTAGCGGCCTCACCTGATGGAGGGGGGTTTTGGGGAACACCGTCGGGGCCGATTCCGGCGCCGTCGTCTCTCGGAGGAAGGGGGCTCTCGTTCCGATCGACATCCTGAGGAATTCGTAAGGGCGGACCGGACGGGAGAGGAGATGAGGAGACTGGCGCCGGCGGGGAGGCCGACGCCACTCGTGAGAATGCGTTTCTCGGGAGCGTGGGGTAGTCGTGACTTTCATCCATGGCAGGCTCGCGGGGGCTCGGTAACGAAATGGGTGTGCTGAGGTCGAGCGGACCGCGAAAACCCTGGAGCGTGGGTGAGGGAGTCACTGGTGCAGTGGGCGAAGCAGGCGCAGCCTCGGGGCTGGGGGGCTGCGCGGGGTGAGACTCCACTGCTGAGTCTCGTCTGGGTGAAACGGCTGGGCGGGACGACGCCGCTCGGCGCGGAGGGTCAGCCAAGTCATCGCCGTGCGCGACAATCTGCGCTACCCCGTCGACGTGCCTAACGGTGTACTCCAAGTCACCATCGGGTGTGTACCCATTGGCCCTGTGATCGGACGCCGTATAAACCATGCTGTCGGAACAGTAGGCGCCGAAAGTCTCAAACACTGGTTTCTCTTTCTGAGTGACCCGAAGGATCTTCAGACCCCACGAGGTCTTATCCTTGGGGCAAATGCGCGCGCTGAACATGGGGTTAGTGGTGTAAGCGAGACGAACGCTTTGTCTATAGACTTCAGTATTGTCGTCGTAAACCATCCTACTAACGCCGTTCGCGAGCTGGCTCCAAAAGACCTCAGGCCTGAATTCGTTGAGCGGATAACTGCGAACGTTACCACTGCCTTCAACTTCTGGCCAAACAGCGTAGAACTCTGCGAAACGATTGTGCCGGACCAGGCCATATCCAAAGTCTATGACCGTCATTTCATCAGTTCCCACGTTATAATCAAAGGATGCCTGTGCAGAACAAGACCAATCGATCAAGGGGTTGGTACGGGTCGGTTTCCACTCGTGCTTGACGGGGTACCACGCCACCACATTGAACCGCACATCTTGGTCCCCTACCTTAATGGTCGCCAACCATTCCTGGAAGGCCAGAGGATCGCCTGTGGGGCACAACAACAGTAGAGTGTAGGTACCACCGCTCGCAAGGCACTCAGCAGCGCGCGCGGTCAGCGACTTGGTGATCGCCGAGCGCAACGCCGCATTGACGATGTGCCTTACGGCCCCGCACTGGGGGTGGGTATTCTTCGGCTCGACACCGCCGTTCTGGCGTCGAGACCGGACTCGTAGGACAGGTTTGGTGCCACCAGATCCCAGACTGGTATTATCCAAAGCCTGCTCTAAGACACGGATGTCCGTTGGGGTCAACCCGGGCAACGCCGCCGTCGCGGAGCCTGCCCATAGGTCGTGCCCTGACCAGAACCTGTAGTGTCCTCCCACGAGAGTATTCGTGTCAGGCGAAACCGAAACGCCTGACCGGATCCTAATATCGCTAGACCCAGGACCGGATTCTGAGTCACTGGGTTTTGTCTTTTCGGGCTTGCGTGCGGTTTTCTTTCCAAACCTTGCCGCCTTCTCAGCCGCAGCGATCCTGGCCTCTTCGGCAGTAGGCTTGCGCGTCTCAGGGCGTTGTCGTGCGCGCTGATCTTCGCGTTGGGGCTGTTTCGAGGGCTTGGGGCGCAAGTTTTGGTTAGTGGACCGTTTGCTGTCTCGCTCGCGAGGCGGAGACGAAGGTGGACCGGATGTCCGAGAGGGAGCACTATGGTCGTC